AACCAAAAAGATATTGGATGCGTGGGGCGAAACATTGATGAACGAGGTTGATTGGAGTGCGTATGACCATGTGGCAAATTATTCCAACATTCAATCATCGTGGAATCAAACATTGGTGAGTGGTGATATACTTTGGCCTATTGCAGATTATAACCAAGGTTGGAGATACTCAACATTGAGTGGTGTGAATGGTAACATTCGTGATCCTCGTGGTGTTGAAATTGACGATTTACGACCAACCATCCGTTTACGAGCAATGCTAACAACCGTCTTTGCCGAAATCGGCTACACATTGAGTGGTTCGTTTTTAACACGCCCTGAAATGGATGACTTGTATATTTTGCCAATGCAGACCGCTGGGCCATTGTACGATCCAGAATATACCTTGCCAGGAACATTTGAGGCGTATGTAGCACCCAAAACATTCACGGGAACAATCTTTGCATCGTTATCGTATAAGTCATTAGTGTTTTCATCGGTAACAACAAATCCATCGGGGAACTATTCATCAACAACGGGTAATTATACCGCAAATCGTGGTGGGCAATATCGGTTTGTTGTAACATTAAATGACTTGACCGCACCTGGTATTCCATTACAAAGTTTGCAATTTGCGTTTTTTGTGAACGGAAGGAAATTATACGCACCAGCCACGGGAACATTTACAAGTGGATTTTTACCCCCACCAACAGTATCATTTACATTCAACCAAGCATTGTCAACGGGTGATGTTGTATCGGTTAAATATGTAGCAACGGGGACATGGTCAACCACATCAATTCAATTTGAATGTGACATTGCACCACAAGGGATCAAAGGCAATACAATTGATATGGGAGATGCGATGCCACAAAAACCCATCAAGGATTTTGTTAATGGCGTTTTACAAGGATTTAATTGCATTTTATTGCCAATAAGTGAAACGGAAGTTGAAATACACAACCTACAAGATTGGTACGCATCAGGAACAACACGAAATTGGTCACCCTATGTGGATATTACCGACATTCAGCACGATAAAATTCCTATCCCACGACATATTGCGTTTACTCATCAAGAATCCACTTGCTTGGCAAACGCATATTATAAACAAATCAATTTAAGGGAGTTTGGTTCAATTAAAGTAATGCCATTGATTGACTATCCAACAAGTGAATTTAATGTTGAAACCCCATTCCACATTATTGCACCACAAGCCATGAATGAGGTCAATTTGAACGGGCAAATTATACGCAAAACGGAATTGAATATCCCCGTGTTTATGGATAGTGATGCCAAGCCAGTGCAACAAGATTATACATTGTTTTATTATGGTGGGAAGCAATCAATCAGCGATCCGTATTACTTTGACAATGTCAATCAATATGAATTGCCATTGATGACACCATATTCGGAATATCCAACTTTATCAACAAGTTATTCAAATGCCTTTGGTTTAGAATTGTCATTGCGTGGAAATGCCCCCGTAAATTCAATGTATAATATGTATTGGAGTGAGTACCTATCTCGTATGTATTCAACGCAATCAAGGGTGGTTAAAATGACCGCAGTGTTGCCCGTAGGGGAGTGGTTGAATTTAGAATTGAACGATACCATTGCCATTTCATCCAATTACTACAAATTGCAGAGTGTGGAGTATGATATGTTGACCGAAATCGCAAAGCTGGAATTAATTACATACCCAAATGTAGAGATATTATCATTCACAACCACGGGGCAAAAACCCGATTTTGGAAACCCAACGGAAAATGCAGAGGGTAAAACATACTTGCGTGATTATTCGGTTGCCAAAGGTATCATGAACTCGTACAAGTTCAATGGGCAAGATTATTTGGACACCAACCAAGATATTGACTACAACCAAAACAATGTATTCAGTTTGGTTCAGCAAGTAAACAATGTGCAATCCATTTTGCAATTCAACCAAGTGACAATGTATCGTGATGCACTTTCAGGCCCATTGACAACGGATTCAACAATATGGTTAAACATTCCAATGGAACATTCCGAAACAATCGGATATGTGGATAACATCACTTACACATTAGCCCCATCCAAATATGTATGCACCGATGGTGGTCAATACAAGTTCACGGCAATGGTTGAATTAGAACAATCAGGGAACAAACATTCCACCGTAGCGATATTGGTAAACGGAATCCAAACAACGGGGTTTGGTGGTATTGCATCGGATTATGGAACGGTGAATTTTAGCACCATATTGGATTTATCCCCAACGGATGAAGTTACATTGGCGTGGAAACCAAGAGTGGGTGGAAGCCATACGATTTATGTCACCGCAGCAAACTTTTTGATTCTCAAAAAATGATAAATTTAATCATCAAACTCGTACAATCTAATGAATGGTATGGTATTTCCGAGGAGGTGGAAATCGCCAAGGGTAAGCACCAGTATTGCTATACATTCAAACAAGTAAAAAAACAATATAAAAGAGCATACAAGTCATGGCGGAAGAAATAAATTTTAAGATAAATGCCGACACCAAAGGGGCAGAAAAGAGCATTGACAAACTTGAAAAAAGTGTTGGTGGGTTAGGGGGGATTTTCTCCCGTGCATCCAATGGTGTTAAAGGGTTTGGTAAAACATTATCATCCATAGGGAATACCGTTAAAACTGGTTTAGGACTTGGCGTATTGCTTGGGGTACTTGATACATTCAAATCCGTATTGAGCGAAAACCAAGCGGTAGTGGATTTGATGAATCAAGCAATGGTTGTGATGCAAGGGGTTGTTAATGGAGTTATTGAGGTGTTAAAACCCTTGTTTGGATGGTTTGCAAAGGCATTCAAAGAACCAAAAGTATGGTGGAATGATTTGGTGACATCCTTCCAAAATGGGGCGAAGTGGATCAAGGAAAACATGATTGATGGGGTGTTGAATAAGTTCACCCAATGGGCAAACGATGCACAAATGGCCGTCTTGGAATTGCGTAAAAACTGGAATGAATTTACGGGTGATACCGAAGAGGCGGAAAAGATTGGCAAAAAGATTGAAACGCTACAAAAAGAAAACATCAAATTGGCAGAGGCAAACGCCAAGAAGATGAAGAATATCAAGGGTGTTGTCAATGATGTTGTTCAAGGAGTTCAAGGTGCATTTAATACTATTAAAAAGGCAACCCAAAAAGCATTTGACAATAAGGATGCGTTGGCCAATGCAGAAGCCAACATACAAAAGTTGCAAACCCTTTATCAAGGTATTGTTGAGAAATACGATTTGATGGCAGAAAAACAACGCCAAATCCGTGATGATGAAAACAAAACGGTAGAGGATAGATTGAAAGCCAACAAGGAATTACAAAATGTGTTGGATGAAGGTGAGCAAAAAGAAAAGGAGAATATCAAAGCCCGTATGGGAATTATCCAAATGCAACAAAATTTGTTGGGGTATAACAAAGACCGAGCAAATGAATTGTTGGCATTACAACAAGAATTAACGGGGGTTGAAGCCAAATATGCTGGGTTGCGTTCCGAATCATTGACCAACGAAGTTGCATTAGGTAAGGAGTTGTTGGATATTCAAAAGTCAATCAATGAATCAAGAATTGCACAACAAGAATTTGCCAACGAAGCATTGTTGGCAGAGAAGTCCGCAGCGGTTGAACGGGCATCATTGATACGAAACGAATTTGAACAATTCAAAGCAGTTAAGGATGCGGAAAAGGCATTGAGGGATGAGGAAATGCGACAAATGGCAGAGTTGAACGACCAACGCCAAAAGGATTTTGACACCCAGTTATCACAATTGACAAAAGGAACGGCAGCGTATCAAGAAGTATTGAACGCCAAAGCAGAAGCACAAGCCGAATACGATTCCCAACGCAAAACCAAAGAATCGGAATTTGCAACATGGTCAGCACAAAAAGACAAGGAATTAACCGACCTTAAAATTAACCATCAAGACCAATTGGCAAGTGCCATCACGGGGGCAATGTCAGCCATAGCAAGTGCAGTTGGAGAGGAAACCGCAACGGGCAAAACACTTGCCGTGGCGGGTGCAATCATTGATACTTATGCGGGTGCTACCAAGGCATTGGCAGCGGGTGCGGGTACACCCATTGGATACATAAACGCAGCGGCAATCATCGCAGCTGGTTTTGCCAATGTGCGTAAAATGACAAGCACACCAATCCCAGGTTCAAGTGATGCAACACCATCCGCACCAAGCGGACCAAGTGTTTCAATAGTGGGTGGTTCAGCGGATCCGTCAGTACAATTGGCAAGGTCATTATCACAACAAAACAAACAACCCATCAAGGCGTACACCGTGGCAACGGATATGAGTACACAACAAGCTCTTGACCGCCGTATCCAACAAAATGCAACATTCCCAGGGTAAATAGTTTTATACATATATGAAAACATCATTTGAAAAATTCATGGCATCAAACGCGGTTAACCCCGTTAAAGTTGATTTGACGGTTGCCGATTTTGACAAACTTATCACCAATGTAAAAGGAAAACAAACCGAAATTGATAATGCAGTAAAAAGATTTGATGCGGTTCGTGCCGAAATACAAAAGTTCAAATCAGAATTTTTTAGACATACAATTGATTTGCAAAACATCCGTGAAGCAGCACAAAAGCAATTAAGCATTGATTCAAAAGCGGCAAAAGATTTGGGTGTTGATGATAGTGCATTCCGTAAAAAGTTTTTTGAAATCACAAAGGCGGTTGATGATACTATTAAGAAAATAGACATAGCCACAAAGACAATCAAATAATGCGTATTGTCGAACTTATATTGGATGAACAACAAATGGCCAGTGGCATTGATGCAATTAGCATCGTGGAAGCCCCAGCTATTGAATCCAATTTTGTTGCCCTGAAAAACCACGAGGTGAAGTTTGCCAAAGTTGATGGTGAAAAACGCATCTTGATGGGGCCGATACTTATCCCCGATAAACCCATTTACCGCAATCAAGTTGTCAATGGTGAACCCGAGGAATTTTACATTTACTTTTCAAAGGACACCGTACGCAAGGCATCACAAATGTTCTTGATGAAAGGCAACCAAAATAAAGCCACCATTGAACACCAGTTGGAAGTACAAGGTGTGTGCATGGTTGAAAGTTGGTTAAAGGAGGACATGGAAAAAGACAAGTCCGCCATATACGGAATGAATGATCCCATCGGTACATGGATGGGATGTTTGAAAGTGACAAACGACGAAGTTTGGAACGATGTCAAGGAAGGTAAATTCAAAGGATTCAGCATTGAGGGATATTTCGCAGATAAGATGTCAATGAGTAAACAACCAACATTGGTAGATGAAATCAAGGCCATGTTGTTAGAGTACAAAAATCAAACACCAAATAATTAATAAGTTTTATGAATATGAACGCAGAATCAATTTTGAATCGTATCATGGTAAAACTCGGCATTGCCGAAGAACCCATTGCGGTTGAACTTGAACAAAAGAAAACCGAAGATGGTCAAGCCATCTTTGAAGCGGATGCATTTGAAATCGGTCAAGCCCTTTTCATTGTAACCGAGGATGGTAAAATCCCAGCACCAATGGGAGAATTTGCATTGGAAGATGGTAGCATCGTTTCAGTTGATGAAAATGGTGTAATCGTTGAGATTGCCAAAAAGGAAGAAGAAGTAAAAGAAGAAGAAGTGGTTGAGGAAGTGGTTGCAGAGGATATGCCAATGAAAGAACAAATCGTTGAGGAAATGGCAAAACCTAAAAAGACCGTTAAAACCAAAACCGAAATGGAAGAATCTTACTTCTCAAAGCACATCGCTGAATTGGAAGCCAAGTTTGAAGCCCGTTTGTCAGCATTGGAAGCCGAAAAGGTTGCATTGTCAGCACAAAACGAAGAATTGATGGAGAAGTTGGCAAACGAACCAGCACCACACACTTCATTCAATCCCGAGGCAACAACCGAAACCAAATTGAATTTCCACCTTTCTCCAAAGCGTGAAAAGGGTGTAAAAGACCGAGTATTTGAACAACTTTTTAATTAAACCACAAAAATGAAAAATAACCTAATCAAAACCCATTTGAGTGGCCCAACTGTATCGCCAAATACCTATGCGGGTTTATTTAGCAACAAATACATTGCGGCTGCCCTTTTGTCTGGTGACACCTTGGCAAAAGAACTTATCACATTGCACCCCAATGTAGCGTACAAAGAAGTTATCCGTAACTACCAAAACTCAATCAGCATTGATGCTGCAACTTGTGATTTCACCGATTCAAGTTCAGTAACTTTGGGAGAATATGTGTTGACAACCACCGAAAAGCAAGTGAACTTGCAGTTGTGTAAAAACCAATTGCGTACCACTTGGGAAGCAGCACAAGCGGGTTTCTCTGCATTTGAGAAACTACCCGCAACTTTTGAAGAGTTCATGTTGGCACAAACCG